AGAAGTTAAAGTAAATATCTCATCTGCAGGCTTCCCTAGTCAATTTGTATCAGATGCCGAAAAAGCCACTGATGAGTTTGGCTTACAGATAGGGCAGGCAATACAGTATGAGTGGTTTAGAAAAGATGGCAATGGCTGTCGTTATTATAACCAATGGCGAGAATTTCACAGATTACGTTTATATGCGAGAGGAGAACAATCAGTAGGTAAATATAAAAACGAATTAGCTGTAGACGGAGACTTATCTTATCTTAATTTAGATTGGACTCCTGTACCTATACTGCCTAAGTTTGTAGATATTGTAGTTAACGGAATGTCTGACAGGCTTTTTAAAGTAAAGGCTTATGCTCAAGATGCGCTATCCCAAGGTAAAAGAAGTAAGTATCAAGATATGGTTGAAGGCCAGATGGCTGCTAAAGACATACTCTTAGATATTAAAGACATGACAGGAGCAGACCCATTTACAATGGACCCTGATTCTCTTCCTGAAAATGACGAAGAACTTACACTGTACATGCAGCTTAATTATAAGCCAGCTATAGAAATAGCTGAAGAGGAAGCTATTGATACTATGTTTGAAGAAAATCATTATGTAGACGCTCGTAAAAGAATTGACTACGACTTAACTGTACTGGGGATAGGCTGTGCAAAGCATGAATTCCTGCCAGGTTCTGGAGTTGAGGTTAAGTATGTTGACCCTGCAAACATAGTATACAGCTATACAGAAGACCCACACTTTAAAGATTGTTTTTATTGGGGTGAAATTAAAGTAGTTCCAATTACAGAGCTGCTTAAAATAGACCAGAGTTTAACTAACGATGATTTAGATAAAATATCTAAATATAGTCAGAGCTGGTATGATTATTACAACACAGCACAGTATCAACAAAACGATATTTTTTATAGAGACACAGTAACCTTAATGTATTTTAATTATAAGACCACAAAGAAGATGGTTTATAAAAAAAAGGTTACAGATACTGGAGCTAAAAAAATGATAGAGAAAGATGACCAGTTCAACCCTCCGCCAGAAATGATGGAGGATGGGAAGTTTGAGAAGGTCTCTAAAACTATTGACGTTTGGTATGATGGAATAATGGTGATGGGTACTGATATTCTTTTGAAGTGGGAGCTCGCTAGTAATATGGTTCGCCCTCAGTCTTCTTCACAACATGCGTTGCCAAACTATGTGGCTGTAGCACCAAGAATGTATAAAGGGGTTATTGAATCGTTAGTAAGAAGAATGATTCCATTCGCTGATTTAATTCAGATTACACACTTAAAACTACAACAAGTCATAGCTAGAGTCGTTCCGGATGGGGTCTTTATTGATGCAGACGGATTGAACGAAGTTGACTTGGGTACAGGTGCGGCATATAATCCAGAGGATGCGCTAAGATTGTACTTTCAGACAGGTTCTGTAATAGGTAGAAGCTACACTCAGGATGGAGATTTTAATCAAGCAAGAGTTCCTATACAACAGCTAACCTCAAACAGTGGAGCTAGTAAAACTCAGATGCTTATTACAAACTATAATCATTATCTTAATATGATTAGAACTGTAACTGGCCTTAATGAAGCTAGGGATGGTTCAACACCTGACCCTAATTCTTTAGTTGGATTACAAAAGCTTGCTGCATTAAACTCTAACACAGCAACTAGACATATACTTCAAGGGAGTTTATATATTTACAGAACACTAGCAGAGGCTCTAACGTATAGAGTAGCGGATATATTAGAATACTCTGATTTTAAGGAAGACTTTATAAATAAAATAGGTAAGTATAACGTAAGTATACTTAACGATATATCTGATTTATATATTTATGACTTTGGTATTTTTATTGAAGTTTCTCCTGATGAAGAGGAAAAAGCTCAGCTTGAACAAAATATACAAATGGCATTATCTAAAAGTGATATAAACTTAGAGGATGCTATTGATATCCGAGAAATAAAAAATATCAAACTAGCCAATCAATTACTAAAGGTTAAGCGTAAACAGAAGCAAGAGCGTGATGAAAAGAACGCTATGCTTCAGCAACAGATGCAGGCGGCCACACAGTTGAAGTCTCAACAAATGGCAGCTCAAACAGCAATGCAAAAATCTCAAGCAGAGATGAATGCTAAGATGCAAATTAAACAAGCGGAGATAGCTTTTGAAATTGAGAAGATGAAGAATGAAGCTCAGCTAAAAAGTCAACTAATGGCTGAAGAGTTTAATTACAATCAACAGTTAAGGGGTATGGCAGAGCAAGCTTTATCTCAAAGAGAGGTTCAAAGAGAAACAGCTAAGGCAGGGCGTATTAGTCAGCAGAACACAGAGCAATCAAAGCTGATTAATCAAAGGAAAAATAACTTACCACCTCAAAGCTTTGAATCTAATGAAGATAGCTTAGATGGGTTTGATTTAGCGGAGTTCGACCCTAGGTAAAGTAAATAAATTATAATTATTTAATGTACTATATTTGTACTAAAATTTAATCTAATGGAAATAAAAGTAAAAGAAGTAGGTGTTGTTGAAGAAAAATCAGCAGTAGAAGTAGAGGAAACTCTAATTGAAAAAGTTGAACAGCAACACGAAGAGCAGACACAGCCAGAAGCTGTAGAGCAAACCGAAGCTCCAGAGGAAACGCAAGGTGCTGAACTAAAAGAAGAAGAAGTTCTTAATTTTATTAAGAATAGATATGATAAAGACATATCATCGGTAGACCAATTGTTTGCAGAAAAAGAAAGCAACGATAAATTACCAGAAGATGTGTCGGCATATTTTGAGTATAAAAAGAAAACTGGTCGTGGCATTGAAGATTATGTTAAATTAAACAGAGACTTCGATTCCTTAGATGAAGACCAAATTTTAACTGAGTATCTTTTAGCTACCGAAGAAGGTATTGATAAAGAGGATGTTGAGTTGTTAATGGAAGATTATTCCTATGACGAAGAACTTGATGATGAATCTGATATTAAAAGAGCTAAGTTAAAAAAGAAAAAGGCAATTGTAAAAGCTAAGAAGTTTTTCAATGAACAAAAAGAAATGTATCACCAGCCGCTTGAGTCAAGCGCAACTGGTATTTCTGAGGACAATGAAGACTACAAGGCGTACAAGCAATATGTTGAGAATGCAAAGACTCAGTCAGAAGAGCAGTCTAGGAAAGTAGATTTCTTTGAAAAAGAAACTGACAAGGTGCTAAATCAAGACTTTAAAGGTTTTAAGGTCAGTATTGATGAAGCTAATTTGTTATACAATCCAGGAGGTTCTGTGGAGGAAATTAGAAAGTCTCAATCAAGCGTTATTAATTTTATTAATAATCATTTGAATGAGGACGGATTAGTTAAAAACGCAGCTGAGTATCATAAAGCATTATCGGCAGCAATGAACCCTGACAAGTTCGCAAGGTTTTTTTACGAGCAAGGCAAGGCAGCAGCAACGGACGATGTAACTAGAAAGATGAAAAACATCAATATGTCTACACGTTCTGCTCCTGAAGTTACTTCTAAAGGAGGAACTCAGTTTCGTGCAATCAATCCAAGTGAAGGAAAGGGTTTAAGAATTAAGAGTATTAAACGAAAAAATTAACAACATTTTAAAAATTAAAAAATGGCAGGACAATTATTAGGCCCAAATACTACTCCGGTAGGACCAGGATTTGCGCTACAGCCAGCACCACAACAAGTGCCGTTGGCTACAAACTATATTACTGATTTCAACTTTTTGAATCAGTACTTACCAGATACGTATGAAAAAGAATTTGAGCGTTATGGTAACAGAACTATTTCTTCTTTCTTACGTTTAGTAGGAGCTGAGCTACCAAGTAACTCAGACTTAGTAAAGTGGGCAGAGCAAGGAAGACTACACACTAAATATACACAAGTTGGTACAGGAGCAGTAGTTGCTGGAGACAACGTAACATTTGATATTAACGATGCGTTAGTACCAGACCGAGCTGCAACAGGCTTATCAGCTGGAACTATTGCTATTCGTGTAGGTCAAACTTTAGTTGTTACTAACAATGACGGTTCAGGAGAATTCAAAGGAATTGTAACAGCAGTAGGTGTTGCAGGAGGATTGAACGCTAACCAGATTAGTGTAGCTTTCTACAATGCTCAAGGTTATACAGGTGGTACAGGAGCAGGTAATGCTGATGCAACTATCTTTATCTATGGTTCTGAATTCAAAAAAGGAAGCAATGGAATGCAAGGTTCTTTAGAGGCTGAAGATGAAATCTTCGACAACTCTCCAATCATCATCAAAGATAAGTATGCAGTATCAGGTTCTGATATGGCACAAATCGGATGGATTGAAGTGACTACTGAGAACGGAGCTTCAGGATACCTATGGTACTTGAAGTCTGAGCACGAAACTCGTTTACGTTTTGATGACTACCTAGAAACAGCTATGATTGAAGCAGTACCAGCAGAAGCAGGTTCTGGAGCAATTGCAGCAGGTGGAGATGTAGGAAACAAAGGTTCTGAGGGTGTATTCCATGCAGTAGAAAATAGAGGAAATGTATGGGCAGGTGGTAACCCAACTGCACTAGCAGATTTCGATACTATCATTTCTCGTTTAGATAAGCAAGGTGCGATTGAAGAAAACGTACTTTTCTTAAACAGACAGTTTGGATTTGACATTGATGACATGTTAGCTGAGCTTAACGGTTCTGCTCAAGTAGGTGCTAATGGTACTTCTTATGGTTTGTTTGATAACGACCAAGAGATGGCATTAAACCTTGGATTCACTGGATTCCGTAGAGGTTATGACTTCTATAAGTCTGACTGGAAATACTTAAACGACCCAACTATGCGTGGTGGTTTAACTGGAACTGGAGCTGTAAATGGATTGTTAGTGCCAGCAGGTTCTACAACTGTTTATGACCAAATCCTTGGAAAGAATGCTAAGCGTCCTTTCTTACATGTACGTTACAGAGCTTCTGAAACTGAAGACAGAAAGTACAAGACTTGGATTACAGGTTCAGCTGGTGGTGCAGCAACATCTGATTTAGATGCGATGGAAGTAAACTTCCTATCTGAAAGATGTGTATGTACTATGGGTGCAAATAACTTTGTGATTTTCCAATCATAAATTAAATATGTAATTACTACCCTTGTTATTGTGACGAGGGTAGTTATTACTTTTATTAAATCTAAATTATAATCAAATGAAAAAAAATGTATTGGTCAATAAGACCTATAAACTTACCAAAGACGCAGCGCCACTTTCTTTTATGCTGCCAACTAGAAACTCAAACAGATATCCTTTAATGTACTTTGATGAAAGTACAGGAACTAACAGAGCCTTACGATATGCAAGAAACCAAAAAAGCCCATTTGAAGATGAGCAGGATGGTAATGCTATTGTAGAGCCAATTGTTTTTGAAGATGGATTTTTATCTGTACCAAGAACAAATCCAACCCTTCAAGAGTTCTTACACTATCACCCAATGAATGGAAATAAGTTTGTTGAGGTTAATACTGAGAAAGATGCTCAGAAAGAAATGGATGTTTTGAATGCTAGAGTAGATGCTCTTATAGAGGCTCGTCAATTAGACATTGAGCAAGTAGAAGCTTTAGCTAGAGTTTTATTTAATACAGATGTTTCTAGAACCACCTCTTCTGAATTAAGAAGAGATATATTAATATACGCAGAGCAAGAACCAGATTTTTTCTTGCGAGCTGTAAAAGACCCTGGGTTAAAATTAAATTCTAAAGTTCAAGAGTTTTTTGCTCATAAGGTATTAATATTTAAAAACAACAAGAAGGATGTATACTTTAATACAGACAAGAATAAAAAGAGAATGGTAAACATTCCTTTTGGAGAAGACCCATTCTACGTAGTAGCAGGGTATCTTCAATCTGATGAAGGTATTGAAATATTAAGGTTTCTTGAAAAAAACTTGGATAATAAAAAATAATTATTACATTTGCAATAGAAGTGTTCATAATAATAAAGGAGCTGATTACTCCAACCAATCAAGAAGAGGCTGCAGAAATGCATCCTCTTTTTTTTTACTTATCTTTGTATTAAATAAATTAACAGATGAGCATAATAAATTCAGTACGAGAAACTGTACTGTCAGTTCTTAATAAAAATAACTATGGGTACATAACTCCTAGTGATTTTAATTTATATGCCAAGCAAGCTCAGCTAGATATTTTTGAAGATTATTTCTATCAATATAATTATCAAGTTACTAAAGAGAATGCTCGGCAATCAGGAGTTGGATTGGCAGATATAAAACAAATATATCAAGACGCTATAGAGATATTTTCAGAGCAAGAGTTTCTTGTTCCAGTATATCTTAATGGCGCTAGTGAGGTTATTGTTTCTCCATCCGCAACATCTACTTACAGTGCACCTACAACAGCTACCACAGGCTCTGACTATTATTTAATAAATAAAGTTTTACTACTAACAAGATACTTAGTTGATAATAGTACTAATACATTATCATTTACTCAAGAGTTGGTTGATAACACTAAAAACTTTTTTGCGTTAGGAGTTCAGCCAGGTGATGTTGTTGTAAATTTAGACACTGGAGATACAGCTAATGTTAGGTATTTAAGCCCATCGGCTACCGACACCTTGACATTAGATAGTAATATTTTTCCAAATGCAGGAGCTGAGTATACAATTCTTACGACTATGCAGGGTGTGAATGAATGTGAGAAAGTGACAAATAAAAAAATCACACAGCTTAACATGTCTAATCTAACCAAGCCTACGGAGTTATTTCCGGCTTATTCTCAGAATGGAGAAGTTATACAGATATACCCTCAAAACTTTCAGTGGGGAGCAGGTGTAATAAACTCTGGATTAACATCAGCCGGTAGAATTCTATGTCAGTATATTAGATACCCTAAAGACCCTAAGTGGACTTACGCTCAGTTAGTTGGAGGAGAACCTTCTTTTAACCAATCAGATGCTCTTTATCAAGACTTTGAAATACCTCTTGAAGACGAACCTACATTAGTAAATAAGATATTACAATACGCAGGTATGTCAATTAGAGAGGTATCGGCAATACAGTTTGGCCAGTCGATGGAGATGAGAGAAACACAAAATGAAAAATAATGGCATACTTAACAGAATATCAATATTACGAGAACAATGGAAATGCTCCTGAGGATGCTAACTGGGGGTCGTATCAATACGTAAGCTTGTATGACATAGTCAACAACTTTATGTTAATGTATGCAGGAAACCATAGCTTAGTTAACAACGAGGAAAGATATAAGATTTTATTTCACGCAAAACGAGCTGTTCAAGAATTAAACTATGATGCATTTAAGGAATTAAAAATATTAGAGCTGGATGTATGTGACACATTAAGATATGTACTTCCTTTAGATTATGTAAACTGGGTAAGAATATCTTTATATAAAGATGGTGTTCTTAGACCGCTTACAGAAAACATTCAAACAAACTGGAGTGACGCATATCTTCAAGACAACAATTGTAGAATACTGTTTGACCATGATGGAAACATTTTAAAGCCCTCTACGTCAACTATCGACATGCAAAGGATAGAAGGTACTAAAAAAAGTATTTACCTCAACGAGCAAAGCCCATACAACGACAGAGAGGGGTATTGTGTAGATGGAGATTGGTATTTTGATTATGGTATAGGTGCTCAGTATGGATTAAATACTGAAACCGCAAACTTTAATCCTACGTTTAAAATAAATAAAAAGGCTGGGGTTATTAACTTCAGTTCTGATATGGCAGGTGAGTTGTGTATATTAGAATATGTTTCTGATGGAATGGAAGGTGGTGATGATTCACAAATAAGTGTTAATAAACTATTTGAGGAATATGTTTACGCTTATGTTCAATACGCTATATTGAATGCTAAGTTTGGTGTACAAGAATATGTTGTTGCAAGAGCAAGAAAAAGAAGCTCTGCGTTACTAAGAAACGCTAAGCTTAGAATTAGTAATATACATCCTGGTCGTTTGATTCAAAACATCAGAGGTATGGATAAGTGGATTAAGTAAGCATGGCAGAAACTACTAGAAATTTTATCGCAGGTCGAATGAACAAAAGCGTTGATGAACGCTTGATTCCTAATGGTGAGTATGTTGATGCTATGAATGTTAGGCTAGGCTCTACTGAAGAATCTGAGGTTGGTTCTCTTGAGAATACAAGAGGAAACAAGCAGTTAACATCTTTGAGCTATAATGGAGTTCCTTTAAGTGACCAAGCTAAATGTATTGGTGCTTATGAAGATGGCCAGAGAGAAACATTATATTGGTTTGTTCATGACCCAGCAAATCTCGTTGGAATAGTAGACATGGTTGTGTCATACAACGTTCAATTAAACCTACTAACGTATCACGTTATTACAGCAGGTGCTCTAGAGACAGTATTAAATTTTAACGAGGACTTTTTAATAACAGGTGTAAATAGGGTTGAGGATTTATTATTTTGGACTGACAACTATAACCAACCTAGGTTTATAAATATTAAAAGAAACTATGACTCAAACTCACCTGATTTAGAAGAACAACTTTTGGTTATTAAAAAACCACCTGTTGCAGCTCCATCATTTGAGTTAACCAACCTGTCTGGTGAAGAGAACTTTATAGAAGAAAGATTCTTGACTTTTTCTTACAGATATATATATGAGGATGGGGAGAGGTCAGCTTTATCACAGTTTACAGAGCCAGCTTTTATTCCTAAGGGATTTGATTACGCTATAGACTCAGGTTTAAATGAAGGAATGACTAATGCCTTTAACAATGTTAGGGTTACATACAACAGTGGAGGACCTTTAGTAAAATCCATTGAGGTTGTTTTCGCAGAAACCACATCGAGTGTAATTAAGTCTATAGAGATATTTAATAAAGAAAATCTTGGATATGCAGACAATACAGAGTATACTTTAAATTTTAACAACAGTAAAATATTCACTGTAATTAGTCCTACTCAGTTAACTAGATTGTTTGACAACGTGCCTTTAAAGGCTCAGGCTCAAACCGTAATGGGCAATAGATTAATTTATGGTAACTATGTTGATGGATATGACTTATTGGATTTAAACACGAATCCAATACGTTTAGAATATTACTGCGAGCTTATATCAGAGGTTATATCTGAAAATCAAATACCTGATAGAACTGATAGTTTTAACTATACTATAGATACTAGCAATAACGTAACAAATGCTGCAGTCTTCTATGACTTTACGGATGTAGAATTAGTTAATGGCGCTTCTTTAAATTTTGAAATAAGATATAACCATTTTGGTTTTACAGGACAACAGCCTTTCCCTACTGAGACATCACCGCTTATAACACTTGAATTTACTTTCCTTCTTTCTCAAGATTTTAATAGTGTTTATGAGTTATCAACAGACCCTGCGTTTGTAGAGACTATAGGTACAGCAGCAAGCATCCTTCCTGTATATGACCCAGTTCCAGGGAATGAAACTTCCTGTGATGGAACAACTGTAACGGATGAATGGAACTGTTTACTGCTGGCAAACTTAGATAATTTTTCAAAATTTGAAAGCGGCATAACTGGCGCTGGTCAGCCAATACAAATAATCTCAAGTCCAGGTAGTCAAGAAATAGGTTTTGTTGTTCCAGCGATGGCTTATGTAGATGATTTAGCTACACCCACTCAAACTGTTTATGAGTATTATAGTGTTTCATTTGCTGAATTAACCTACCTTGGTATAGGAAATCCTAAAAGTCTTCACAGTGATAGAGACTATGAATTGGGTATTGTTTATATGGATGAGTTTGGTCGCTCTTCTACAGCTCTCGTAAGCCCAAACAATTCAATACATGTTGGGTGTTCTGCGTCTACTTCCCAAAACGAAATACAGGTAGTAATACCACCTTCTCAATTAGCACCTGCATGGGCTGATAGATATAAATTGGTTATAAAGCCAGATTTTGAGGATTATAACACAATTTTTTCAAACATATTTTTTGATGAGCTATCAACCTCTTCTACTTACTTTTTATTAGAAGGAGAGAATGCAAGAAAGGTTGAAGAGGGAGATAGGCTTAGGGTAAAAGCAGACACAGATGGACCTACCAGTCGTTGTCAATACGCCACTGTTCTACAGAAAGAAGCTAAGATTGAAGACTTTATAGACGTGTCAGATGGAGAGGGAAATTCTGTTACAGTCCCAGCCGGAACATACATGAAAATTATTCCAAATGATTTTCAGGTAGAAGCAGGTGACCTCCCTTCTGTGTTATACGGACAAAGAAGTGCATCTCAAAGGAGTGGAAACAGTCATCCAAGGCTTGCGTATCCATGCGGTATAGAAGACCCTAACAATCCAGGTCAGTATATAGATTACACAATCCCTGCTGGTTCAAGGATACGTATGAGAATTACATTTAGAAGAGCTGGAAGGTCTAGCGGTGGATGTGATGGAAGAACGTATGAATTAGATTTAAAACTAACATCATCACAAGATTATGATAACTTTAAAGAGTGGTTTGATGGAGATAATATACAGTCTAGATTAGATAATGGAGCGGTTAATGTTTCTAATGGTCCTGACTGTCCACCACCATACTTTCAGAATTACTACAATCCTGCTATACAAACAGGAGCTAGTACTAGTGATGCTTTAGGAGCAATGCCACAGGATAGGTGTGTGTACCAATACCAGTTTTTAAGAGCAGCGAATAACAATTTGCTTTCTCTAGGATTAATAGGCACAAACTCATGTAGAGGTTCTAAGCATTCTAATAGTAGGAGAGCAAAAATTTACGCAAATATAGAAGTTTTTAGAGCTGAAAATACTATAGTTTTTGAAACAGAGCCAACAGATGCTACTCCAGATTTATGGTATGAATCTGCAGATGTATACAATATAGATAAAACAACCGGTAGACATGAGGGCAATATACAAAACCAAACAGGGTCTCAGTCTGCTATTGTGTTAACAGATTTCTTTAACTGTTTTACTTTTGGCAATGGCGTTGAAAGTTATAGAATAAGAGATTCAATTGTAGGAAAAGAATTTTCGTTAGGAGAAAGAACAACCTCCACATCTGAATTAGAATTCAAGCAAGCACATCGCTTTGCTGATTTAACATATAGCGGTGTTTATAATAACGAAAGTAATGTAAACAAGCTAAACGAATTTAACTTAGGATTATTAAACTTCAAACCTTGTGAAGATATATATGGCCCAATTGAAAAACTTCATGGAAGAGAAACCGATATACTAGTATTACAGGAGGATAAAATATCCTATGTATTAGCTGGTAAAAACCTATTAAGCGATTCAGCAGGTGGAGGACAGATAGCTTCTGTGCCTGAGGTTTTAGGAACTCAGATAGCTAGAATAGAAGAATATGGTATTTCAAGAAACCCAGAAAGTTTTTGTTCTTGGGGTTATAATAAATATTTTACTGACGCTAAACGAGGCGCAGTAATTATGCTTACAGGAGGTGCAGGACAAAACGAACAGCTCACAGTTATTTCTGAATCTGGAATGAGGTCTTGGTTTAGAGATAGATTTATCTCTGGTCTAAACACTCAAAAGATTGGTGGGTATGACCCATACATGAATGAGTATGTTTTAAGTATAAATGACGAGGAGCTACCATCTGAAGAATCTTGTATTGCCTGCGGAATTGAAAGGACTTTTACTTTCCCAGAGGATAAAACCATTGAGTATTGTATAGACCTAGGGTTGTTAGTAGGAAGCACAGACATAGCAATTCTGGCAAGTGATTCATCAGGAAGCAGTTTAGAGATTACGTACAATGGGGTAGCTGTTGTACCAACAACTGTTATTGCCGATGGAAATAGCGGTTTTACCTTTGATAAAAACCTTGTTAGTGAATCAGAGGCTCAGGTTGTATTAACAGGAAAAGCAGGAGCTACTATACAGATTACTATTAAGTGCCCTGTTGCTGAGGTTATTACTGTAACTCAGGTGTGCATAACAAACTCAACTGACGTTGGCGAGACAATACACAACGAGTACAGATGGGTGGACGGAACATATTTATCTCCATTGCATTCTGAGCAAGTAACATTTATTGATGGAACTGATTTTATTATTATCAGCCAGTTTGAAGCTGTTACTGCTCCGCAAGGCGCAGGAGTTATACCAGCTGATAACGCATCGGTTCAAGTTATTTGCAACAAAAGAACTACAGATAGTTTTGTTTTTGAGCCAACTCAAAATGAGTTTTATGCTCTACGAACTAATGTTCAATACCCAGCCACACCAGCCGGTATACTTTCTTTAATTTCTGCCGCAGGCTCACCTCTACCATTAGATGTTACTCTTGCACCAGGCCAATACACTGGAGACTATACAATGGCAACAACAGGAAATCAGTTGTATTTAGTATACGATTATAGACAACCAACAGAAGAAGTTTTATGCTACGGAACATCAGACTTAAACGATGTCTGCTGTGACTGTACAGACCCAACAGACCCAACTTAAAAATAAATAGAATGGCAGTATCAGGAACATATTATTTAAACGGACCAGACTTGGCAACTTCAACGGCAATCTTTGCTGATGAGGATATGAATGTCTGTGCGGCAGATGGACTTTATTCAAATGGTATAATAGTTCGTGAGTTACTTAATTGCGTTTTATTACCTGCACAAACATGCCCACAATGTGCTTTACCTTGTGGCCAGGTGGGTGGTGAGTCTTCTAATATTAGGGGAACTTTCTTGGGTCAGATTAGTGGTGGTACAGATGTAGGTGCGGTAGTGATTTACTCTATTGTTGGAAACACAATTCCTGATGGAATATTAAGTACATATAATGGACAGACATATAATCAGCTTACATATATAGGTAACAACCAAGGGCCTGTTGGATTAAATACTCCATTAGGACAGCCAACTTATTATGGTTCACCTGACAACACGCCTGTAAGCACTTCAGCACTTCCAATATATACGATACAGTCTAATGGAACATACCTTGATACTGGAAATATTCAACCGATTACAGTTAACGCAAATCAGATAGACTTAAGGGGTGGGGGAACTAGAGTTTATACTCAGGTTTTTCCTAAAAACTCAGCTAGCGTTAGCCAAATCAATGTTGATTTTTTTGGGCCGATACAAGGAACATTTTTTTCTTTTCAAACAGACTGTCCTATTCAGCTAGATAGTTTTTTAGGGTCTCCAGTTCAGACAGATGACACATGCGCTGATGCCACAGTAACTTATTATTTTGCACAAAATGCAACCGTTACATCAATTCAACCAACTGTCTTTGTACCTGAGACACTTACTACCCCAGGGATTGGGAACTATGTATTTCTAGATGACGGTGCTGGTACAAAAATTAACGATACAGCAACTAGTCAGTTTGTAATATTAGCAGACAGTACATATATTGAGATACAGTATGGTATTGTTATATCCACAGGGACGTGTACTCCAGCAGGGCTTCCATGTGGAGGTACTTTGAACGCAGGTGGAGGAACAGGGTCTTTTACATTAGATGTTGACACAGGGTCTACAGCGGCAGATGTTGGTGCTATGGTTGTTTACTTTTGGCCTCAAAATGTCCCAGATGGTATATTAGTTACTTTTGATAATAGCACTTATAATGAATTATCCTCTCCTGTAGATGGATATAAAGCTGCACCAACAGGATTAGTTACTTACGTTGGATTAAGTACAGATGGATGTTTTAATACTCTTGTTCCAAACAGCCCTTACAACTCACCTCCAGCTAACGTGCTTAGCACTTACGACCCAGTATCACAACAGTTTCTTGTAACTGGTACACGAAACTATACTGTTGTTGCTAGTCAATTACAACCAACAACAGGTACATCACCAGGGTATTGCGCTATGGTTATTCCAAAACCTGCTTTACCAGTTAGTGGTAATAATCAAATGACGATAGATGTATATGGTCCTTGTGGAACATCTTGGAATTTAGACTTATCTTTAGCTTGTCCAGGGCAACTACCAAGTGTTCAGGCCAGCGCAAATCAAGGCGCAAGTACTGTCTGTCAGCCAGTAACACAGACAATATATTATAATTACAATTATAATGATAGAGCAGGAACAATTAATCCTCCTCAGTTTGACCCTAGGGTTCATAACTTTGTCTTTAGTGACCAGTTTGCAACTACTCCATTAACAGCAGGAAATTATACAGTCAATGGAATATCAGGTCCGTTCATTATGACAGTAGACGCTAATGGTGTTGTAAGCGCTATAACAACTTGCGCACCACCAACTTAAAAAACAAAAACATGGATAACTACACATTAACATATAGCGGTTCAGCACAGGGGTGGCCTTCTTTTTATTCCTATTACCCAGAATTTATAAAGGGTATGAATCAGTTTCTATACACCTTTAAGGGTGGGGATTTATACCAGCACAATGACGCAAGTGTTCCAAGAAATAATTTTTACGGAATACAAGGCGAGTCTAAAATAACTAGTGTTTTTAATGAATCGGCTTTAGATAACAAAAAGTTTAAAACAATTGCTCTAGAAGGGGATGACGCATGGAGTGGTACTTTTATTACTGACCTGCAAACAACTGGATTTATAGACTCAACTTATTTTGTGCAGAAGGAATCTGATTGGTTTGCGTTTATAAGAAACAACACAGAGTTACCTGACAATACACCTCAGCTTCCTTTACGCTCACTAACAGGTATAGGGGTTAGTGATAACGTTGTAATTGCAGGTACTGGAGCAACCATTACATTTATACCTCCATCTAGTGTTGGTACGATTTTATCAAACGGAGATTTATTTTACTTTGGTATTGCAAACCTTCAGGGTAATTATGTTCCTAATTTAGCAGGGGAAGTTGTCTCTGTGTTAAAGCAAAACGATGGAACTTCCATAGTAACTATAGACACTTCAGTATTAGGTAGTGTTCCTATACCAGGGCTAAATGAGTATTTTTTCTTTATTAAAAACTCTATTGCAGAGTCTCAAGGGGTGTTAGGACATTTCTGTGAGTTTACACTTACTAATGATTCTACCTCACCTACTGAGTTGTTTGCTGTAAAAAGTCAGGCATTCAAAAGTTTCCCTTAAAATTCATATCTTTGTAAAAGTTATGGGTATATTAAGTATATTTAAAAGAAAAAAAAATAAGCCTGAGGAAATATTAGATTACGTCCACCAAAACAGGGGACTTCTTTGGGAGAATATTAATGAATTTAAAGAAAAACTTATAGCTCACGAAGGTACAGTAAAACATCATACGCCAGAAATGGAGAAGATGATGCCTGTGAATCATCATTTAAAAGATGGGTTATATACTAGAGAAATATTTATGCCTAAGGGCACACTAGTTGTTAGCTTTATTCATAAACAGAATCATCCTTCTTTTTTTTTAAAAGGAGAGATGTCAGTTTTACTAGACACAGGTGAAGTGAAAAGAATAAAAGCGCCAATGAAAGTAATGACTGAGATAGGAACACAGCGAGTTGCTTATATACATGAAGATACAACTTGGGTTTGTGTTTATAGAACAGACGCTAAAACAATAAAAGACGCTGAGGCAGAGGTTTATACAGAAGATTATAAAGAACTACCTGAGCATGTTATATTAAATAAAAAATTATTATGTCAGGAGCAATAGCAGGCTTAGCAATATCTGTAGGGACAACCGCAATGAGCTTTATAAATGCCGGTAAACAAAAAAGAAAACAGCAAGATGCTGATAGAAAAGCTGCAATGGCGATGGCTGAGGTAGAGAAAGAGCTTACAAAAAACGAATATAAAGCTTTGTCTTTGGACCAAACGATATATGAGCAAACGCAAGCTACTTTGGGTGCTCAGATAAAAACAGAAATGGAAGCCTTAAGAGAGGGTGACCAGCGTGGCGTTTTAGCAGGTTCTCAAAGAGTTCAGGAAGGAACAGTTCAGTCCTCTGGCGCAATAAGAGCTGACCAAGGGCAGAAATTAGACGAGCTAGATAAACTTGTTGCTGATGAAGAAACTCGTAAGAGTGATATTAAAATGCAACTAAAACTAGGTGATGTAGCCGGTGCACAGCAGGCTTCAGCTGAAGCATCACAAGCAGCTAACCAATTAAAAATGCAAGGTTTTCAAGGTGTTGGTAATGTTTTACAGCAAGGTCTTGGGATGGTAAAGACGTATGGAAAGAGTGCAGAAGCTAAAGATGTAATAGGTATGCAGCGAGAGTTTGCTAAAGGCCAGAAAGCAGACTACTTAGCAGGGACTGGTGCTTTTGCTGGGCAAGGTCCTAAAACAAATAGGGAGTACAGACAGAACTTAAAGCCAATGATGAATCAAAAATTTCAACAGGCTGTAGGTGGGTTATCTTTTACTGGTGACCAGTTTTCACAGTTCGGAAATATAGGTCAGCTTGGAGGTCTAGGACAAGGTGAATTTTCTAATCTTGATTTCCAACAACTAGGAGGTTTGCAAGGAGCAGAATTTATGGACCAGCTAATGCAGATG